ACCGGCCGGTTTCGGAGTTGCGGGCCACCATGTCACGGCGCGAGTTCCTGGAATGGTGGGAGTTCCACAAGCGGAACCCCATCGACCCTGTGAGCCTGCACATCAAGCCCGCTGCCTTCGCCGCGTACATCACCGCCTCGCACAGCCAGGGCGGGACCAAGCGCTCCTTTCAGCACTACCTCGACGCCCTCGTGCCACGGTCCGATGAGGACGAGGCGCAGGACTGGTTCGACGGACTGGGATGACCATGACCGACACATTCGGGCGGTTCGCCGCCACGCCCATTGGCCCGGTACTCGCTTCGCGAGATGGCGGGCTCACCCTGGCCACCACCGGCGCCACCACGCTGGCCAGTCACGCGCGTTCCGACTTCAGCCTTGATGCCGGGACGGCGGGCGTGGAGTTTGCTGTGTGGGGTGATGACGCCGTTGCAGCACTCGTAGGATTCGCCACCGGCCCGGCAGCGCTGAACAAGGCCCTGGGGTCAGACCTCGCCAGTATCGGCTGGGACCTCGCCGCCGGGCGGCTGCTGCAGGCAGGCGGTGCGATCGCAACGGGCCTTCCGACAGTGGCCCATGGCGACATTGTCGGGCTGCAGGTGGTGTTCTCGACCCCTCGCCAGCTGCGGCTCTACCTCAACGGCGCGCAGATCCTGGTGCGCGAGCTGCAATTGTCCGGTCCGCTGTTCTTCGCCGCTTCGCTGGGCGCTTCGAAGGCTGGCGGGCTCTGCCTGGCTGTCAATGCCGGGCAGTGGGGGCCGCGAAGCGAGGCGGCGGCCGCTGGCTGGCGGTTGCCCACTGCGTCCGTCAGTCCGACCCGGCTGGCCGACGTGGACTGGCTGTCCGCGCCCGGCGACAGCCCGGCCAATGCCCGTTACGAGGGATTGGTGGCCGAGGGCG